CGTCCGCGACCGAATCGCGGCTGAGCTTGGGATTGCCGGCCCGTCGCGTCGCGGCGCGTTCGTGCCGCTGCGCACCAGCAAGGGCCTGTGATGCTCGATCAGCTCATAGCGTGGATCGCGCCGGAGGCAGCGCTACGCAGGGCGCGCGCCCGCGCCGCGCTGTCCGCGCTCGGGGCGCGAGCCTACGAGGGCGCCAGCCGTGCCGACCGAATGTCCGATTGGCGCACGACCAGCAATTCCGCCGCCGCCGAAGTGGCGCCGGCGCTCGAACTGCTGCGCGCCCGCGCCCGCGACCTGCGCCGAAACAACCCGTGGGCCGCGCGCGGTGTCGCGCTGATCGCGTCGAATCTGGTCGTCTACGGCATCGCCGCCAGCATCGAGGCGAACGGCAAGGGCGCGCAGAAGCGCGCCGAGCGCCTGATGCCGGCACTGAAAGCGTGGGCCGAGTCCACGGCCTGCGACGCGGACGGCATGAGCAACCTCGCCGGGCTGCAGTCACTGGTGGCCGCGAGCGTGGCCGGCGACGGGGAAATCCTGATCCGCCGCCGGATGCGCCGCCTGTCCGATGGCCTGCCGGTGCCGATGCAGTTGCAGTTGCTCGAAGGCGACTATCTGCAGAACACGACCCAGACGCTCGCGTCCGGCCGCATCGTGCGGGGCGTCGAGTTCGACGGCATCGGCCGGCGCGCCGCCTACCACCTGTACCGCGACCACCCCGGCGACTGGCTCGGTCTGCGCCAGGCCAGCGAGACCGTGCGCGTGCCGGCGGACGACATCGCGCACGTGTTCCGCGTCGATCGGCAGGGGCAGGTGCGTGGCGTCACGTGGCTCGCCCCGTTGATCATCACCCTGCGCACCCTCGACGAGTACGAGGACGCGCAGTTGATGCGGCAGAAGGTCGCCGCCTGCTTCGCCGGCAGCCTGCGCACGCCGGATGCCGAGGTGGAGGATGCCGAAAGGCAAAAATGGGAGGGCCGCACCGTCGAGCCCGGCACCATCAGCGTCCTGCCGCTTGGCACAGAGCTTGATTTCACCACCCCGCCGGCCGCCGAGGGCTACGCGCCGTACACCGCCACGCAGTTGCGGCGTGTCGCCGCCGGTCTTGGCGTGCCCTACGAGGCGCTGACCGGCGACCTGTCGCAGGTCAATTTCTCCAGCGCCCGCATGGGCTGGCAGGAGTTCGGCCGCAACATCGAGGTGTGGCGCTGGCAGATGCTGATGCCGCAAGGGCTAGACCGCATCGGCGCGTGGTTTCTCGAAGCCGCCGCTGCTGCCGGCCACGACACCGCCGGGCTGTCCGTCCAGTGGACGCCGCCGAGCCGCACGCTCGTGGACCCGGCGCGCGAAACGCAGCCGATCATCGACCAGATCCGGGCCGGACTGATCAGCCCACAGGAAGCCATCCGCGAACGCGGATATGACCCCGATCAGGTGCTCGCCGACTGGAAGGTGTTCGCCGACCAGCTCGACGCGCTCGGCCTGACGCTCGACATCGACCCGCGCGTCGAGGCCCGCCAGAAGGCTGCGGCGCAGAATCTCCAGGAGGCATCCGTCCCATGACCGACCACGCCACGCGCCTGCTGCCGAAGCAGCAGACCGGCGCAACCGTGCGCGCCAACAGCTACGACCCCGAGACGCGCACCATCGAGCTGTCGTGGGGCAAGGGCGTGCCCGTGCTGCGCCGCCGGATGTTCGACGCCGACTACGTCGAGCAGCTCGACATGGCCGGCGCCGATCTGTCGCGGCTCAATGCCGGCGCCTCACTGCTGAACGCGCATGAGGACTGGACGCTGACCGACATTATCGGCGTCGTCGAGCGCGCATGGATTGAGGCCGGCGAGGGACGCGCCGTCGTGCGCTTCTCCGAGCGCGAGGATGTGACCGGCATCGTCGCCGACGTGGCGGCCGGCATCATCCGGCACGTCTCGGTCGGCTACTCGGTCGAGGAATACCAGATCACCGAGCGCAGCGACGGCCCCGACATCTACACCGCCGTCCGCTGGACGCCGCTTGAACTCTCGCTGGTCCCGATCCCGTCCGACCCGTCCGCGCAGGTGCGCGGCGCGCCGGAGTATTTCCCCGTCACCATCACCCGCGCCGCGCAGGCGCCCGTACCCGAGGCCACAGCCATGACCGACGAAGTCGTCGTCACCCCGGCCGCGCCTGCCGTCCAGCAGACCGCCGAGCAGACCGCCATCCGCGCCGAGGGCGCCAAGCTGGAGCGCGAGCGTCAGGCCGGCATCCGCCGCTGCGCGCAGGCCGTGCGCGCCGACGCCGAAACCATGCAGCGCCTGATCGACGACGGAACGCCGCTGGAGCAGGCCCGCGCCGCACTGATCGACGCCGCCGCCGATCGTGACCAGGCCACCCGCATCAACGGCCAGCACGCCACCACCACCGCAGACGGCGCCGAGAAGTTCCGCGCCGGCGCCGAGCGCGCCATCCTCGCCCGTGCCGGCATGCTCCCGGCCGCCGAGCGCGCCGCCGAGGCCGGCAGCGAGTTCCGCGGCATGACGCTGCTGGAGATCGCCCGCGCCTCGCTGTCCCGCGCCGGCGCATCGGCGACCGGCGACAAGCTGGCCGTCGTCGGCCGCGCCTTCACGCACACGACCGGCGATTTCAGCAATGTGCTGGCCTCGACCGCCAACAAGGCGATGCTCAAGGGCTGGATGGAGGCGCCCGAGACCTTCGGCGCGTGGACCTCGACCGGCTCGCTGCCGGACTTCAAGGCGACCTCTCGCGTCGATATCGGCGCGTTCCCGGCGCTGTCGCTGATTCCGGAAGGCGCCGAATACACCCATGCGACGCTGTCCGACCGCGGTGAAACGGCGCAGATCGCCACCTACGGCAAACTGTTCTCGATCACCCGGCAGGCCATCATCAACGACGACCTGAACGCGTTCACGCGCATCCCGGCCAGCATGGCGCGCGCCGCCCGGCGCACGGTCGGCAATCTGGTCTACGCCATCCTGACCGGCAACCCGACGATGGGCGACAGCGTTGCGCTGTTCCACGCCAACCACAGCAACCTCGACACCGGCGGCGGCTCCGCGCTGTCCGTCACCAGCCTCGCCGCGGCCCGCGTGAAGATGGCCAAGCAGACCGGCCAGCAGGCCGAGCCGCTGAACATCCAGCCGGCGCACCTGATCGTGCCGGTGGCGTTGCGAGACACCGCCGCCGTGATCCTCGCGTCCGAATACAACCCGGACGCGACCAACAAGCTGCAGGCGCCGAACCCGGTGCGCGGCATGGTCGATGTGATCGCCGATCCGCGGCTTGACGCCAACAGCGCGACCGCGTGGTACCTGACCGCATCGCCGACGGCCTTCGACGCCATCGAGGTGCTTTACCTCGACGGCAACGACGCTCCGTTCCTCGACCAACAGGCCGGCTGGAACGTCGACGGCACCGAGTTCAAGGTCCGCATCGACGCCGGCGTGAAGGCGTGGGATTACCGCACGCTCTACAAGTCCGCCGGCGCCTGATCCGGCCAGCCCGTCCACTTCGCCATAAGGCCCGCCATGCGCGGGCCTTTCCGTTTCCGGAGATCAGAAAATGGCCACGAACTACATCCAGCCCGGCGACGTACTGACGCTCGCCGCCCCTTACGCCGTCGCGAGCGGCGACGGCATGCGGGTCGGCAGCATCTTCGCCGTCGCGCTCGCCGCCGCCTCGAACGGCGCGAACGTGCAGGCGCAGCGCGTCGGCGTCTGGACGTTGCCGAAACTCACGTCCGACGACGTGACGGCGGGCGCAAAGCTCTATTGGGACAACACCAACAAGCGCCTGACGCTCACCAGCTCCGGCAATGCGCTGGTCGGCGCCGCAACCGCCGCGGCCGGCACCAGCGCAACGACCGTCAGCGTCCTGCTCGACGGCATGGTGCGGTAAGCGGCCATGTCTGCCGCGCTGATCCATATCGCTGACCCGTCGGTGCCGGGCGGCTGGAGGCCGGCGACCGCCGCCGACTTCGCTGGCGCGTCACCCGGCGGCGGCTCCGGCGATGCCTCGGCCGCCAACCAAACGACACAGATCACGCGCGAGACCGAAATCCGCGACCGTCTGCCGACCACGCTGGTAGCGGGGGCGCTCCCCGTCGTCGCCCGCGGTGGCCTGACTGCGCTCGGCTTCGAGCAGATCACGTCGCTGTCGGCATCCGCCGCGCTGACCGTCCCGAGCGGCGCGACCATCGCCGTCGTGCAGGCCGAGGGAATGGATGTGCGCTGGCGCCCGGATGGCGCGACAACCGCCCCGACCGCCAGCGTCGGCATGCTGTTGCCGGCCGGCGCCGAGCGCGTATTCGATGGCGGGTTGTCTGCCGTGCGGTTCATTCAGACGGCATCCGGCGCCGTGGTCAACGTGAGTTACTACCAGTGACCGACCCAACACGACTGCTGCAAAGCGTGCAGCGCATGCCGGTGCTCGCGGTGTCCGGCGCATCGATTACGCTCGGTCCAACTGCCTTGCGCCGGTTGGTCGATATCACCACCGGGGCATCTGACAGTGCCGTGACGCTTCCGACGACCGGGATGCGCGATGGCGACATGCTGTTCACGCGCAAGGCCGACACCGGAGCCGGGAAGGCCAATGTCAATTCCAATACGGCATGGCTGTTGACACAAGGCGATGTCGTGCAATGGATGTATACCAATTCGGCGTGGTGGGCGCTCGATTGGCGAATTTATCCGCTGCGGCAGGTATTTCTGTCTACGGCCTATTACACCCGCCCGCCGCTATCGCGATACGTGTATCCGAAGCTGATCGGCGCCGGCGGCGGCGGAGGCAGTGGCCGGAAAGGCGCGTCCGGCAGCGTGCGATGTGGCGGCGGCGGTGCGCAGGCTGGCGGTTATTCTGAGCGCCTGTTCCGGGCTGAACTGCTCGGGCCGCCGCTGACGCA